ATGCGCGTACCGCGGGCTTTTAGAGAAACGTGCAGATTTTTTTCAAAAATATTCGGAGACTACATGAGCAAAAAACTACAAGCAACACAAGACAAAATAATAAAAGCGCTCAAAGCGGGCGCGACAATGCAGATTGCCGCAGACGTTGCCGGAGTCGGACGTTCAACAATCTACAAATGGATCGCGAAGGGAGAGCAGCCAAGAGCGCAAAAATTATTTAAAACTTTTGCAGAAAAGGTCCGAGCTGCTGACGCTCATGCAGCGATGACTGCGCTTGATACAATCAATCACTCCATACAGGAGGGAGATGTCAAGAGTGCAATGTGGCTTCTCTCCAGGAGACACGGATACAAGAACGATGCACAACATGCAATCCCGGAAGCAGAAGAAGAGACACAGAACAGAGCAGACTCTCTTGATTATCGGACGATGCTGACCATACAAATATCAGAGCTCAAGCAGTCCATGACAAAGGCGAAGGACTCCGGCTCTTGGCAAGCATATGCAGCACTACAAAGACAACTGGTGACAATGATGCAAGCACTGAAGGCATACGATGCAGAAGAGGGAGCAGTCGATGCGCATGAGAGAATGACAGACGAGCAGCTCATGTCCGAGATCGTCAATACCATTATTGCATTGCCTCCAATCCTGAGACAAAGAGTTCAGGCTGATCTGCATAGTCTTGTCGGCTCGAATGTCGTTGCACTGAAGAAGGCCTGACATGATACAACTCTATAATCAAGACTGTCTTGAGGCTATGCGAGAGATCGAATCAAACAGTATTGATCTAGTTCTGACAGATCCTCCATATAATATAAAAAAGGATACTTGGGATAAATGGAGCACTCAAGAAGAATATGTTTCTTGGTGCGGTCAATGGATTAAGCAAGTCGAAAGAGTGCTAAAAGATAATGGCTCTTTTTATTGGTTCCATAATGATATGATGCAAATTATCAAAATAATGGATTGGATAGAAAAGAATACAAAATTTGTATTTAAGCAATTCATTACATGGAATAAGTATTTTGAAAATATGAAAAGTTTAGGATTCGCAAAGAGGAGGCTTAGCACCTCACAGTCAAGAAATTACTATAATGGTTTCACTGAATATATACTGTTTTATACATTTCAAGATGAATCAGGCCTTAAGAAAGTCAAGCATGATATAACGAATTTTCAATCTTTGAGAACTTACTTCAAAGAGTATCAAACAGCTCTCGGATTGAACAAAAAACAAATACATGAAACATTAGGACATCAGAGAGCCGATCACTGTTTTAGATGGAATTCATCACAGTGGGAACTACCCACAAAAGAAACATACAAAGAACTCGATACAATACCTTTGAAAAGCGAATTTATTCGGAAAGAATACGAAGATCTCCGGAAAGAATACGAAGCTCTTCGGAAAGAATACGAAGCTCTTCGGAAAGAATACGAAGCTCAGAGATATACTTTTGAGCCTCAATTAGTAGACACGAAAAACTTTCATGATCAGAAATGGAATAATAACGTCTGGTGCTATGACTTTGCACCAAAAGAAAAACATTTAACTCCGAAGCCTATCCCTTTATTAGAAAATATACTTCTTCATTCATCGAAAGAAAATGATACTGTTCTTGATATTTTTATGGGTTCGGGCTCTACCGGGATAGCGTGCAAAAATCTAAAACGTAATTTCATAGGCATAGAGAAGAATACAGACTATTTTGAGCATTCAAAAGTCAGAATACACAAACACAGAGAGAATATATACTTCAATGATCACAATGATCGACAACTCTCTCTTTTTGGAGCATGATATGAGAATTGTCGATCTTGATGTAACAACACTCGAAGGACAAATCCTTTATATGCTCGACAAGGTAGCAACCAAAAACGCAGCAGTCACAGCTTTGACAATGGAGCTGGACAAAGACAAGATAACGCTCCGCAACTATCTCCATATATACAAGCAGTGTGTGACATCTCCACAAGTCGACGATCTAATTGCAGCAATCATCAAAGACATGTTACTACAAGAAGATGACATCAAGCTCGTCTTTGATATGGACGGTGAAAAATGGATACAGTGCATCCAAAGAATCAACGAGAGGAACAAAAGCAAATGGTAGAGATTATCCTTGCAGGTTTGATCGGTGTCCTCCTGGGAGTCGGAGGAGCAAAAGCACTCGAGAAGAAGCAGCCAACAATCGAAGACACGACAGCAACCAAACAGCAAGAAGTCATCAAGCAACTCACAGACTTAGACGTGATCAAAGAGATCTGCAATCCTGAGCAGACGAAGACACAAGAAGGACTCCTGCTTTGTCGTGAGATGACTTGTCTCGTCTACTCAAGAGGCATCGACTCCCAGACATCCGGGAAGCAATGCGAAGAGATCAGCAACATTCAGAACACAATGTCAATGATTGAGTATTGCAACGAACAAGGAGACGGAACACTCTGCACTGATCTATTCTGGAGACGAAAATGAACAGTCTCGGAGGAATGGCGCAGCGTCTCGCATGGTTGCGAAATAGAGCAGAGAATGATCCTTTGAGATACTTCTCTCCGACTCCTCCTCAGCGTGATTATCTCGCAGACAAAGCTCCAATCAAAGCACTGATCGGAGGGAACCAAGTCGGCAAGACTTTAGCGACATGCGCGCTGCTTCTGTATCACTGTCTCGGCAGACATCCGTACTACAAGACAGATCCTCCTCCGATCGAAGCATGGCTCATCACGCACAGTCACGAACAATCTCGGACGATACAGCAAAAGCTATATGACATGATCCCGAAAGAAGAACTGGACCCGAGCTGCGAGTTTGTCAGAGGCAAAGGATTCCGAGGACTTGCTCCTCTTGTGAAGTTTACAAACGGTTCAATCATCCGTATCAAGACAGCGAATCAAGGCCTTGGACTTGCATCTGCGACTGCAAATCTCGTGTGCATCGATGAGCCGGTGGACCAATCCACATTCAACGAGCTCGTCGCTCGTACTTCGCGAGGAGGCGCAGGAGGCAAGAGAGGCACAGTCGCGATCTCACTCACTCCTGTCGGAGGTGTAGACGTTACATATATCAAGGAGATGATAGAGAGAGGACTCATATCTGCACATCGTGCTCCTTTGACTGTCGATGCAACGACTCCGATCGGACTGCCTAAAGGATTCTTGCTCAGCCAGGAGCAGATCGACAAGATCACAGAGGCCTATCTCCCTTACGACAGAGAAGCTCGTATTAATGGCTCTTTTGACGTTGCACCGATTGGAGTCGTCTTTGAGAACTTCTCCGAAGACATGATCAGCTCGCAACCAGTGCCAAGAGGCGGAGACTATCGCTTTTGTGTCGGCATCGATCATGGTTCTAACCCTGGTTCACAAGTCGCTATTCTTTCTTGTGTCGATATGCGAGATCCACAGAATCCGAGAATCTTTGTGCTTGGAGAGTATACGTCTGGTCAAGCTCCTCCAGAGCATCATGCACAGGCTATTCTTGAGATGCTGAAAAAGTACGGAGTCGATCCGAATCTAGCAACATGGACAGGAGACGGAGAGCACAGAGGCCGCGATCAATATCGAATGAATAACATTATGCTCATGAGAGCCTTTGAGAGCATCCTCGGTTATCCTCCGCGAGGTCTACCTTTCACTGTACGCAGAGCGCGAAAAGGTCGGCACTCGGTCTATTTTGGTGCTAGTATATTGCATGCAATCATGTCGAGAAAACATTTTTGGATTCGTCCAGAGTGTGCGCAGACGATAAAATCAATCCAGAGCTGGACGATGAAGAGAACACAATCAGCAAGATCACGAGATCCGTACGGGCACGCAATCGACGGTCTCAGATATGGACTTCTTCCGATACTGGACTACAAGCCAACGATTCCACAAAAAATTAAGGTGTACTAATGCATATCAACAACGTACCGCCAAAACCACAGGCACCGACAGACTCAGATCAGAGAAGATGGGAGCACTCAGCACTCAGACGAAGATTATTAACCGGACTATGGGAGCAAGACTTAGAAGATGAGCTCCTCCGACATCTGCCGACAGACAGAAGAGAAGCTCTCGGGCCTTCTGATCTCTCCTCTTGCGCAATCGAGCAAGTCACAAGACAGCTCGCGATGCTCTATCATTCAGAGCCAAACATAACCGGAGAAGGAGACATCTCTGATCTCGTCGGACGTGATGGATATGTATCAAAGGCAGGATACTTTCAGCTCATGCAAAAAGTACAGCAAATGACTCTCGGTATTCGCGAGATGTTTGTGCGCGTCGACGTTGCTCCTCATATTCCCGGAGACGTTGCACGCGTTCCCGGTCTTTCGTTCCGTTGCGTCTCTCCTGACTTTGTGATCTGCGCAGCGTCTGAAGATGCTCCCGACATTCCTCTATATTATCAAGAGCTCAGACTGAGAATGAATCCAGAGAATGGCGAAGCGATATGGGTATGGGACATCCTAGATATCAGAGATCCGAATGCTCCTCTCTTTGGAATGTTTGAGGCTACTCCAGCCGGAGGAGTCGGGAAGGATATGTCCGAGATATACATGGGACATGAAGCAATGCGAGGAGACGCATATCCATATCGAAGCAAAGACGGAGTCCCGTTTCTTCCGGTCGTCTTGTATCATGCCGAGAAGACAGGACAGCTCTTTAATGCTTTCGACGCTGCACAATTAGCTTATGGCTCACTCACAGCGGCAGTTTTGTTCAGTTTTTACGTTCATTGTGTACGCGATAATTCATGGCCTCAGAAGTATGTCGCAGGTTTACATCTCGCAGGCCTCTCCCAGCTGGAGGGAGACTTGACAGGACGACGCTCTGCAATCTCCACCGATCCGAGCTCCATCTTGATGTTTCAAACAGATCCAGACATGCAAGGACAGCCTCTGATCGGTTCTTTCACGTATTCCGATCCCGAGAAGCTCCTGGAGTCGATCAGCAAATACGAGTATCGTGTAGCGACAGCCGCAGGTATCTCGTCCGAAGTTCTGAGACAAAGCGGAGATCCAAGATCAGGATATGCGCTCTCAATCTCCAGAGACGGACAAAGAGAAGCACAGAGAAGATACGCTCCAGTATTCCGTAGAGCAGACGAAGAGATGCTGTCAAAGTGTGCGATGCTGTGCAATAGATTTCTAGGTGCATCACTTCCTGAGACAGGATACAGAGTCGTATACACTCCTCTCGGACTTTCCCCGGAAGAGATGAGAGCACAAAGAGAAGACATCATACAGAAATTAAGCGCAGGACTTATCTCTCCAGTCGATGCAATGCAGATCATGAATCCCGATCTTGATCCAATCGAAGCAAAGCAGGAGCTCGAGAGAATCCGAGCAGAACGAGCTCAATACTCAATCTAACCTCATAGGAGACTACAATGACAGAGATAGAAAACGAAGGACGCACTTATGTCCTTAAATCCGAGATGGAGAACATCATCAAAGAGAGAATCGGCAAGGTTGCAACGAGAGCAACCACAGCCGAGAAAGCACTTGAAGAAGCACAGAGCAGACTTGCGAAAGCAGAGAAGGCAATGTCATCAGTCGACATTCTCAATCAGCAGCTGACAGAAATGCAGACGAGACTCCAGAGCTCAGAGCAAAGATTCGAGCGATACCAATCAATCAGCAAGCACGGATTGACAGATCCCGATCTCGTCGAAGCGATAGAATGGTCCTTTGAACGCGCGCAAAAAGGCAAGAGCGACAAAGAGCGACAGACTCTATCAGATTGGCTTGATCAGCAAGTAGAGAACCCAGAATCAGCACCGATCACGATCCGTCCACATCTCCAGGCTCTGAAGATGATCGGAGAAGACAATGCAGACACAGCAGGAGATCTTCCTGAAGCATCGACAGCTGCACAGCTCCAGGAGCTCGGAGAATCACTTGAACCACAACAGGCAGCAGCTCCGCGCACAAACGTCGGAGCAATCCCTGCTCCTGACTCTCCTGGCTTTCTTGATCGCGCTTTGAAAGATCCCGAGTTCTATGCTGCCAATCGAGACAAAGTCATGCAAGCCTGGAAGAATCGCAACCGGAGACAGTCATGAGCGAAGATCTGCGAAGTCTAAACGTATATCCTGCATTCTATAACTTTACGGCAGGAGATACAACAACAACAGAGATCCTTCTCCCTTCTCCGGCTACACAGATCAGTCTCGGAGCGCAGGGGAAAGAAATATATGTCTGTCGTAATGGAGCCACAGACGGAGGAGCTGTACCGACTCATAAAATGACAGTACCACAGAGTAATTATATTGTGCTGAGACTTGGACGAGGAAAGAACAGGCCCGAGTCAATCTTCGTTGCATCAAAGTCGGGCAATGCAGAGATTTCGATCGTGCTTGAGGAGCTTTGATGTGTTTCGTTTTGCATTCTTTATCAACGAGTCAGGCGGAGACGGAGGAGACATGAAACAAGCTGATTTATCCTCCCAGTGTAACGGCTCAAATACGTCTTTCACAATACCCGAAGAATATCAGGCGGGATCTCTTCGTGTATACTATAATGGTGTCCGACAAGTAGAAGGAGAAACGTTTAGTGAGCACAACTCAACTACATTCACGACGACAGACTTCACTCCCGAGACAGGAGACTTTCTCACTGTCGACTACATCGCAGAATCATCGACTTAGTTTTCTGGAGACTACAGAAACGCGTAATCAACAATAAACCTATATAGGAGTATCTCACATGGGATCAGTTCAAATTAAAGGCGGTCAGATAGTCGACTCGGCTATTATTGCCGCCAAACTCGCAAGCAATGCTGTCACATCAGCAAAAATCTCAGACGGAGCAATCACATCAGGAAAGCTCGGTTCTTCCGCAGTCTTGACAGCTGCACTCAATGACGGAGCAGTCACAGCTGCCAAGCTCGGATCAGCATCTGTAGAATCTGCCAAGCTCGCAGACGGCGCAGTATTGACTGCAAAACTCGCAGACGGAGCAGTCGAAGCTGCAAAACTCGGAGCAGCATCTGTACAGACTGCCAAGCTCGCAGACTCTGCTGTATCTGCTGCCAAGCTCGCAAGCTCTGCTGTAGAAACCGCAAAGATCAACGACTCCGCAGTAACATCTGCGAAGATCGCTGCCGATGCTGTAGACGCAAGCAAGATCGACTTGACCGACACATATGATTATACAAGCGGGACTCTTCAAGTTGGCACGCCAAGCAACTCAAACGACGCAGCCAATAAGAGCTATGTCGACTCTGTTGCTGCTGGATTGTCTGTAAAGGAAAACGTTCGCGTTGTAGCTGGATCAAACATTGATCTTTCACAAGCTCCTGCAAGCATCGACGGAGTGAATCTTTCTAATTCGGACAGAATCCTCTGTATCGATCAGGACGACGAAGAGGACAACGGAGTTTATGTCTATGCAGGCTCTGGGAATGCTATGTCTCGTTCTACAGATATGGACGAGGGGGATGATTTCCCGGGCGCGTTCCTGTTCGCTCTCGAAGGTAATACCTATGATAATCAGGGTTTTGTTTGTATCAATGATTCAGCACCGAATCTCGGCACAACTGCAATCCAGTTCCAAAGATTCACCGGATTAGGCTCCGTAACCGTATCAGGCGGTTTGGAGAAGCAGGGCGACGACATATCCATCTCAGACGGAGGAGTATCGACTGCAAAACTTGCTGACGGAGCTGTTACTTCTGCAAAGATTGTCGACGCAAACGTAACAAGCGCAAAGATCGCAGACAATGCAATCTCAAATGCAAAGATGGCTGACGACTCTGTAGGAGCAAATGAGCTCATCGACGGATCTGTAGGATCTGCTGCTCTTGCTTCTTCTTCTGTACTCGAAGCAAAGCTCGCTGACAATGCTGTAGCGACTGCAAAGATTGCTGACGGAGCTGTGACCACAGCGAAGATCGCGTCAACTGCAATCGACACAGGGAAGCTCGCTGATGACGCTGTGACAAATGCAAAGATGGCTGACAACGCAGTCGACACTGCTGAGATCGTAGACGGAGCAGTATCATCTGCCAAGCTCGCAGACTCTTCTGTATCCTCCGCTAAGATTGCAGCTGCTGCTGTGACATCTGCAAAGATCGCGTCCGGTGCTGTTGGAACGACTGCTCTTGCTGACTCTGGTGTGACCAGTGCCAAGCTCGCAGACTCTTCTGTGACTGCTGCAAAGCTCGGTATCACCTTCAAACAAGAAGGAGCGCAGATCTCCGGCGGTTCTACTACTACAATCGATCTCGCTCAGACTCTGCCATCTGGTGCATTGAACTCTGTTCTCGTGTTCAAGAATGGTCTGTCTCTTCGCAACATGACAGCTCTCGGTGATACCGCAGCAGACGAAGATGAATTCTCTGTATCTGCGAACGGTGGCTCTGGTGGCGTTGCTCGTTTGACTTTCGGCGCTGCATTGTCAAATGGTGACGGACTCATCATCTGGTATTATCACTAGAGATTAAAGTTTCGTACTGTGGGCCCGGTCCGATGTGACCGGGCTTTTTTTATGATATACACAAGTTATCCACAGGAGCAGACTATGGCAAAAGCAAAGATACAAAAGAAGTACACAAGAGGACTCGGAGAGAGCACAGCTGCGAGACGCAAAGCCGAGTTTCGCAAGCGCATCGAAGGGAAGAGAAGCGGCTCTGCAAGATTCAAACCTGTAGCCGGAGACACGAAGAAGACAAAGCCGAGCAAGTACACACTCAGCGCAAAGAAGCTCCGAGAAGAAGTCCGAGACGCTACATCAAAGATGAAAAGCGGAGATCAGCAAGAGAGATTCTTGAAGGGAGTCGCAAAGGTGACAGGCATCTCCAAAGGAATCATTTCTCAGGTTTACAAGAGAGGTCTTGCTGCTTGGGCTGTCGGTCATCGTCCGGGCGCGACTCAATCTCAATGGGCTCGGGCTCGGGTGTATTCATTTCTGCAAAAAGGGGGAGCTGTGACAAAGGGGCCTGATCGGGAGTTATATGATCGGGCAAAAAAGCAGCTAGAGAAGAAGAGCTCTGGATTCCGTCTTCGTTAAGGCGACGACATGCAGCAACAGCTCGCAGATATTCTCCTTTGGACATTCCTCGTCTTTTCATTGGTTCAAAGACGAAGTCTCCGTCAATATATCGAGCAAAAATATCAATCATTGTTGCACACTCCTTTTTTATGCTATACTAGGAATGATAATACAGCAGGGTACGGTCGCGCCGGTAACAGCAGAAGAGCCCAAAGCACTCTAAAACTATAACCCCTAATGAATGGAGGCCGCAATGGCTACAGTCGATCCGATTCGTTTTTCCAATATGGAAAACATCCTAAGATTATCTGCAATGATCTCTCAGGAAATAAATCTCCTCTTAAAAGATAACGCAAACCTAAGAAACACTCCTCTCCTCAGCTACCAAGGCTCAATCAATGGCCTCGGCACAGATACAGTACGTGTCCGTCTTGCTGGTCTTGATGGTTATGATTCAATGGCTGCTGCTGGTTCTGAAATCTCAGACGAAGCTGCAAACACAACAGCATTGACTATCAACTCTGCCGATCTCGTTGCTGCTCGTCAGTACATCATCTACGAGATGTCAGATCTTGCCTCTATGACTGGATTCGGAGGAGCAGACATTGATCCTTTCCGTATCGCACAAAGCATTGCAGGAAGTTATGAGGCTCGTTTTGCTGAGCTCACAGGAGAGGCTGCTGCTTCTTTCACAACTACAGCAGGAAGCAACACAACTACTCTCAGTGTAGACGATTTCTTTGACGCGATCTTTGCTCTTGAGCAAGCAGACTCCGGCTCTGGTGCTCCTGGTCCTTACGCTTGTGTACTTGATCCAAAGGCATTGACCGAGCTTCAAGACTCTCTCCGCAACGAGACAGGAAACGCCATTAGCCGCATGCAATCCTCTATGGACATGCTACAAGCAAAAGGCGAGAACTTCGCTGGTAACTTGTTCGGTGTAGATGTATATCGTAGCAAGTATGTTAAAGAAAATGGCTCTTCTGGTTTCGATAATTACATGATCTCTCCGATGGCTCTCGGATATGTCGATGGTATTCCCGCAGGCGTTCAAGGCTCAGCTGATCTCATGTCTATGGGTAAGGTTGTAGTCGAGTTTGATCGTCGTCCAATGAGTGCAAGTACCTTTATTGTAGGTCACGCATATCTTGGACTCGGCATCATCGAAGACGCTCGCGGAGTCAAGCTG